CGCCCCCGCCGAAGGACCATTCGGCGAGGGCGCGGAGACGTTTTTTTCCGCGTCCAGGATCAGGCCATTGGCGACGTATTGGGTCTGGAAAGCCTCGAAGACCGGCCAGATTTCCAGCAGGGCATCGATTCCTTCGGGCGAAACCTGCACGGCAACGCCCGCGTCATCGCCGACACCTTCCCAATCCAGCACGGCGCGGCGGGCGACAGCTTTTGCCATCGCAAGGGCCAGAGCCTCTTGGGAAGCCCCATCGGGCAATGTTTCGATGGCCGGATCGGCGCGCGCCGAGACCATCAACGCGGTGGTCAGGGGCCCGACCAGCAGGCGCAGTCCGGGGGCGAGGTCCAGCCATTGCGGCGTGGCGGTCAGGTTCAGTCGGATCATGATCAATATCCTGCAAGGGTGTTGACGAGGACGGCGGTGCACATGCGGGCGGGGCTGGCGGCTTTGGCGGCCTGCCAGTCGAAGCTGGCCTGCACCCCTTGCGGCCCCGCGATCTCGATCCGGGGGATCGGAAGATAGACGGCGTGGGCGGTGAAGGTGAAACTGGCGTTCGCGCCGAGGCTGTAGACGAACTCCAGCTCGCAAGGCGTGCCGTCGATGGCTTGGGTGATCAGCGTGCTGTCGGAGAACCGCACCTCGATCCGACCGGTCAGCGCCGCCATCGTCGGGTCGGCGCCATCGATCCGGCCATCGCCGCGGATGGTCTCGATCCGGTCGAGGTTGTTGGAATAGGTGACCTCGGCCGAGACGACATTGCCGAGGGCCGTTCCGTTGCGCTTCACCGTGCCGTTGAAATGGCCGAAGCGCTGCAGACCGAGCGCCGTTGGCGTGCCTGCGGCTGTCGCGGCGGCAATGGTTTCGCCTTGGGAGACCAGCCGAGCGGTTGCGGTCAACAGGCCCGACCGTTGCATCTGCCAGGACAGCTGATCGAGGACGCAACCGGTGTACATCGCGTAGCGGGGCACCTCGGGCATCGCCGTTTCGATGGCCATGCTTGGCAGTGTCCAGTTGCCCGACTGGAAGGTATGGGTCTTGGGCGTGGTACCGGAGGTGGTGGGCGCGCCGAAGGCCGCCTTCAGCCACAGACCGAGGTTCTCGACATCGATCGGTACGACGACATCGCCGTCGGCGGTGACCGCGTCCTTGATCGGGGCCAGCGGGTCGCGCCCCTGGCCCAGCAGCTCCGAGGCGATCAGCGGTTGTTCGGAGCCGAGCGTGGTGCTGGCGAAGGGCACCGTCCGGTAGCCGGTAGCGGGCGCGGTGCCGTAGACGGATTCGAACGCAAGCGCCATCTGCGCCCGCGCCCCATGGGCTCGTGCCATCGTGTTCTCCTATTGTGGGTGGGGTCAGGCCAATGGATCGGCCGTGGAGTGAGGCGGATCAGACAAAGGTCCGGTGGACCTTTGTCCCGCCGAACGCAGGATGGGACCTGCTGCCGGTATCAGCCAAGCGGGTCGGTCAAGGTATAGTGCAACACCACCGGTATCACCGCCGCCTTCAGACTGGCGGCACCCTCAATCGGAAGATCAACGGGGCGCGGCGCTTCGGCCTCGACCCAGTCGCAGAGGCCGCCCAGCGTGCGGTCGGCGGCCACCGTCGCGCCGATGCTGGCGCAGAGGTTGTCGAAGGCGGGGTCACGCGCGGCACCCTGCACGACGGCCTCGATCTCGGCCCGGTGCTGGTAGTGGTAACGCAGGGGCGACAACGTGACGTCAGGCTCCCCCGGCTCGCCATCGCGCAGGATCAGGAGGCCCGCAGTCGGCACGCGTTCAGGCAGCACGTCACTGCGCAGGGCGGTGGCGGGCAACGCCGAAAGCCGCGCGTGCAGCGCGGCGAGGATGGTTTCGCGCAGGGTGGGCATATCAATCAGTTCCGGCAGATGAGAGCGGCTGGCGTCGCAAGCTGTTGAACACCCACGCAGGATCGCCGATCATGTGGTTGACACCTTCGTCTCCCCCGTATCCGCGACCCGTCCAACGGTTCAACCGATGCGAACCGGCAGGATCACTCGATGACACGCCTCGATCTCGAACGGCGACAGGTCTGGATCTATCTCGTCGCCATCTTCACGGGGCTGGGCTTGGGTCTTTCGCTGCCCGAGACCGCCGCGCATCTCGAGGCGCCGCTCTGGCCGCTTCTGGGCATCCTGATCTTCGTGACCTTCACCCAGGTGCCGCTGATCCATCTGCCGGAGGCGTTCCGCGACCGACGCTTCATGGGGGCGATGCTCGCAGGCAATTTCCTGATGGTTCCGCTGATCGTGGCCGGACTGCTCTTGTTCCTGCCCGACAGTCCGGCCGTCCGTCTGGGAGTCCTGCTGGTGCTGCTGGTGCCCTGCACGGACTGGTACATCACCTTCACGCATCTGGCGGGCGGCGACACCGGTCGGGCGATCGCCGCCACGCCGGTGAACCTGATCGTGCAGATGGCGCTACTGCCGGTCTACCTCTGGCTGTTCATGGGATCGGCCTTTCTGGAGATCTTCGCGGTCGGTCCCATCGTGACCGTGTTCCTGACGCTGATCGTGGCGCCGCTGGTGGCCGCATGGGTCCTCGAGCGATGGGCAGAAGCGGGATCCGGACGCGACGCGGTGATCGAGCGCCTTGGCTGGTTGCCCGTGCCCCTGCTGGCGCTGGTGGTCTTCCTGATCTCCGCGTCGCAGGTGCAGACCGTGACCGCGTTCCTGCCGGTCTTGCCGCAGGTGACAGGCGTCTTCGTCGGCTTCCTTGGGCTCGCACTTCTGGCGGGACTGGGCCTTTCGCGGGCGCTCGATCTCCCCGCCCGGTCGGGCCGCGCGCTGGTCTTCAGCCTCGGCACGCGCAACTCCTTTGTCATGCTTCCGCTGGCCTTGGCCCTGCCGCAGGAATGGCGGCTGGCCATCGTCGTCATCGTGTTCCAGTCGCTGGTGAAACTGCTTGGCGTGCTGGTCTACCTCAAGGCCGTGCCGCGTCTATTGCCCGACCGCTGACCGGGGCCACCAACTTCAGTACCGGGTCTCCACCCAGTTCCTCACGATCAGACCTGGCACGCCATCCACCGCCCGCGCTGCATCCCGCGCCAGATCCAGCCGCTTCGGCAGCTTGACTTGCGGGACCAGCAGGAAGATCGGTGCAGTCACGACGCCCCGGCCGGTTTTCGACCGTGAAGGTGAGGCAGGACCGTGGCCCCTGTGGGGCCGCGCAAGCCTGCCGAACGCCCGCCCCTTTGTGTTCAACCGCCCTTCGGCCACCAGCAAGCTTGGGCCCCGGCGGCGATAGATGAACCGCAGGCGCAGGCCGGTGCGGCGCTCCCATTCGCCGGGGGTGATCCGGCCGCCGCGGGTAGACTTGCCAGCCGCAGGCGTTGGGATCGCGAGCCAAAACCCGTTCTTCGACCGGATCAGCGGGCCGGTATCATGCGCGCCGATGATCACCGGGGCGTTCGACCAGACCAGCGCCGCCGCGTTCAGGCTTTCACCGGACTTCGGAAAGCTGGCGGAGCGGATCGAGTTGGCCAGGCGTGTGCCCAGCCCCGCACCGGTGATCTGTGTGCGCCAGGCGGATTTCAGGCCGGTGCCCGCCTGGCGCATCGCGGCGGTGACGGCGCGTTCCCCGGCCGCGACCTCGGCCGCCATCAGGGCGACAATGTCAGGATCGATGTCGAGCTTCAGTTTCATTCGGGCCTCAGATCGACCGTCCAGACCAGCCGTTCGCGGTCGCGGACGGGCTCGCCCTGAATGAGGAATGCCTCGGCGTCGATTTCCAGCCTGTCACCGGGGCGCGGGTTCGGCACCTCGGTCACGCGCAGGTCGACGCGCGTGGTTTCCGACCAAAGCCGGGCTTCGCCGAAATTGGTTACCTCGTCTGGCCGTCGGAGTACGGCGCGCACCAGAACAGGCGCGCCGCCATCGGATGTGTAGATCGCCTCCACGCCGATGTTCGGATCGGCGAAGAGCATCTCGATGGCGGCGGCAAAGGCACTCATCACGTCCGCCGCGCCGAGCGCAGCACCTGCGGGCGGGTGCAGATCGGCAACGGATTGCTTTCGATCTCGAGACGCACCC